GGTGTAGAAAAGAAAAGAAAGGAACTGCAAAAAAAGTATGATAATCTGGAAAAAAGTAAAGATAAAGGTGCGGCAAATGCAAAGATAAGAGCTGTACTTGGTAAGGGGCCAGACGATATCATAACAAAGGATGATCAAAAAAAGGGTATGGCGCAGTTGAAAGATCCAGAAGCGTCTGCAAAAGCTGAAAAAGAGAAAGGTGAGAAAGAAACGAGTGATAAAGAGGATGCGGCGGCTAAAGAGAAACGTGGTGGAATAGAGGATGTAGGAGATGCTGAAGAATATTTTGATAAAAATCGTTCAGCACCTGAAGGATGGGAAGATGTAAGAACAGATAATGAGAGAAATAAGGAGCATGACGATTATATAGATTTTAAAGGAAAAATTCTGACAAATAAAGATGCTGAAGCATATAGACAGAAAAAAGAGAGACTAGCAGACAAAAGATCTGATGAGAAAAAAGCAGAAGATGAGAAAAAAGACGCCGAGATAGCACAAAGGAAAAAGGAGAAAGCAGCCGCCGCTGCACAAAAGAAAAAAGAAGCCGAAGCACAAAAGAAAAAAGAAGGTGGAAAAAAAGAAGCACCAGCTGGATTAGAAAGTAAAGTATTAAGTTTTGGAGAATACATCTCAGAAGGTGTAATGAAGGATTTACTCAAAGCTACTAAATCTAAGAAAGACAGTGAAATTACATTAGATGATGGAGCAGATATACCGATAGATCCGCTTACATCGCAGATTTTGGTTAAATATATAGAAGGGCTAAGCTCTTCAGAAAAAAATAGAACTATTCAACAAATCCAAAGAACTGAACGAGCATTCATGAAGGTTCTCGGAAAAGCACACGAAGGATAACAGATGGCAATTACCAAAGTAGAAAATGAGATAAAAGATACTAATACAAGGTATACAGTGCAATTTACAGGTCTTGCAGGTGATGCAAGTAACCTTTCTGCTAGTCTCTGGGCTAATCTTTCTACATTAGCTTATGCTTCAGCTACTGTAACTTTGGCATCTGCACCAACTACAAATTTGTGTATCGGAGAAGTACTGACCACAAATGATTCTACAGCAATATTCCTGAGAGTTACAGATTTCACTGCAGGCGCCACAACTTTTAAAGCTTATAAAGTTACAAGTGCCACTGATATAACCCCTCTAGGTTGGACTGCAGAAACTGCGACAGATGTTGGAACTGGAAAAACTTTAACAGGGGGTGTTTCTGGACTTTGTTCTTCACTCACTCATGCTAGTACAAGATTGGCTATCGCTGCACCAAAAATTAATCTCAGGAAACTTTGGTGGAATATAGCAACTGGTATTGACCATACTAGAATTTTCTTTGATGGAAGTGATACAGAACAAACTATTGCATTTTTGAGAGGTGGTAGTGGTTATTACAATTACGCAGATAGTGGACAATTTGGTGGCGCAATAAGTATGGGAGCAGCTGCTGGAAATGCCAGTAATGTACTTGGAGATGTTTCTGTAACAACAGTAGGTGCTGCGGCAGCTGATACCTATACGATAGGAATAGAGATAGGAAAAATAGAAGGATTTGAATTACCTAACTTTCAGAAAAATAGTCAACTTAAATATAATCATAATCAAGCTGGATTCTCGGACTCATACTAATGAAAACATTTATCGAATATCTTGAGGAATTAGCACCAGTAAAAGTTAGAATGGATAAGGGTGCTGACGCTAAAAAGAAAAGAAAAGAAGCGAACAAAAAATATAAAAAAGATAAAATAAAGATTAACATTGCTCGTAAGAAGAAAAAGAAGAAGGATGTATCTTCTGGTGTACAGAAAAAAAGAGAAAAAATGGCAGCTCAAGGTAAAACTCTTGGTGGAGAGAGAATTAAAAAGAGAGTTGTATGAAGGATTTTAAAGATTTTATGGAAGCTTTGACTCTTCAACAAAGAAGGAAGAGGTCAATTATTTCCAAAAAGAAATCAAAAATTACTGCCATAAAAAGAGCAAGGTCTATGAAAAAACCACCTTCTCAGGATAAAATTGATAAGGCAGTAAATAAGGCAGTAAGACAGAAAGCAATTACATTAGTAGATAAGGCAGGAAAATATAAAGATCCTGAAGCTTCAATTGGAATAAAAACTAGTATAGAGAAGAAGGCTGATCTTAAAGTTCAAAAAATGGGTGGTAAGTGGAAAAAAAGATTAAAACCTATAATTAAAAAGAAAATGAAAGATGCCTTTAATATGCGCCAGGCCAGTGCAAAAGAAAAATAACAAACGGAGAGAACCATGAAACTAATTAGCGAAGAAGCAACAAATGTAGAATTTCTTACAGAAGCCAAAAAAGATGGTGGTAAGAATTACTTCATTGAAGGTATCTTCATGCAAGCAAATAAGAAGAATCGAAATGGAAGAATATATCCAACAGAAGTTCTTCAAAAAGAAGCAAAACGATATACTGAAGAGTTTATCATTAAGAAAAGAGCTTTTGGTGAATTGGGACATCCAGACGGGCCAACGGTCAATTTGGAAAGAGTTTCCCACATGATAGAAGAGTTGGAAGAAGTAGACCAAAATTTCATGGGAAGAGCTAAAATTTTAGATACACCATACGGAAAGATTGTAAAGAGCCTTATTGATGAAGGAGCTCAATTGGGAGTTTCATCAAGGGGTATGGGTTCTTTAAAAGCTGGAAAAGATGGTATTTCAGAAGTACAGGGTGATTTTTACCTTGCAACAGCAGCCGATATAGTTGCTGATCCTTCCGCTCCTGACGCCTTTGTGGCAGGAATTATGGAAGGGAAAGAATGGATTTGGGATAATGGTCTTCTTAAAGAGACACAGATCCAAGAATATAAAGATAAAATTGATAATTCTTCAAGAAAGGAACGTGAGAGCGTACTTGTCGAGGCTTTTAAAGATTTTATTGTTAAGTTGTAAATATAAGTTCTTATAAATAATATTAGTTAACATACACACAGATAACATTACAGGAGATTTTCAATGTCTGAAGAAATTTTGGAACAAACGGCTGAAGAACTGGAAGAGGAGCAACAAGCTGTTGCGGTGTCTTCGGGCGAAGAGATCTTAGATGAAGCCAAAGCTAAGGTAAAAGAAGATGAAGATGAAGAAGCTGGTGAGGATGAGGAAGAAGAAATGGAAGAAGCTGTTTCTACTCCTAAAACCAAAGCTGGAATGATTAAGGCACTTTATAACCAATTAAATGGTATGAAGAAGTCTGATCTTTCTGATTCCTTCTCAAAAATCATGGGTTCAACTCTTGCAGAGGCGGACGAAGAAGATGATGATGATGAAGAAGAAGTAAAAGCTGGTTATAAGATGGAAAATAAAAAACTCAAGAAAGAAGATCTTAATATTGATGTCAAAGAAGACATGGATGCACTAGTAAGTGGTGAAGATCTTTCTGAAGAGTTTAAAACTAAAGCTTCCACAATATTTGAAGCTGCAGTTACTGCTAAAGTAATTTCTGAAGTCAATCAAAGAGTTGATGAGTTAGAAACTAATTATAACATAGAAATGTCTGAAGCAAAAGAAGAACATTTGTCCACAGTTACAGAAAAAGTTGATGGTTATCTCAACTATGTTACTGAAGAGTGGATGAAAGAGAACGAGTTGGCTGTTGAAAAAGGAATCCGATCCGAATTGGTAGAAGATTTCATGACAGGCCTCAAGAATCTCTTTACAGAGCATTACATTGACATTCCAGAAGAGAAAGTTGACCTTGTTGACGATCTATTTGAGAAAGTTGAAGAACTAGAGCAAAAACTTGATGAGTCTATTAACACAAGTGTAGACATCAAAAAGGAACTTGCTGAATATAAAAAGGCTGAAACTTTGAGAGAAGTTTCAGAAGACCTCGCCGATACCGAAAAAGAAAAACTAGGTAAATTGGCTGATGGTATAGATTTTGAAGACAAGTCTCAATATTCTGAGAAACTTGAAGTAATTAAGGAAAATTATTTCCCTAAACAACAGTCGGAAACAATTACAGAAGAATTGGAAAATACTGAGGAAGAACAAACTATTTCTGAATCAACTACTGATCCAATTATGAGTAAGTATGCTTCTGCATTAACTCGTTTAAACAAATAACATTTTTAGGAGATTACAAAAAATGTATCTAGCTGAAGGACTACAACAAAAGTGGGCTCCGGTATTGAACCATCCAGATATGCCAGAGATTAAAGACCCATACCGAAAAGCGGTTACCGCCGTTCTTTTGGAAAACCAAGAAAAAGCCATGGCTGAGCAGGCATCTGCAG